GGCTAATTTGAAATATTTTACATCGATTCTATTCAGCATATCCATCCTCTATTTAAAACCTGGGTTTTTAAAGAACCCAGTAAAACTTTATTATATCATATTAGTAATTAAACTTTTTGGATTATCACCAACCGAAATCCTCAGCGGTGAGCTCTCCTGTTATTTTGAAAATTGACGGTAAATCCATAAGGATAGAATTCAATTTATTTTCTTTTAGATATTGTTCAAATGCTAAGTGGTTATAAGTAGTAGCAGATTCTTTAAATTGGACAATGATTTCATTCCAAATATTACTTGGAATACCTTCTTCCATAACCAATTTATAGTTACGTTCATAATGAGAACGATATAGCGGATGTGAATCCAACCAAGCGTCCAACGAACCATGTTTAGCAACTGCCTTAACCAAAGTAGTCGGCCCAAAACGAATATCTTTGTAGATATTTTTAATTCCTAGTGATTCACCTTTGCGGTTAGTTTTGTACACATCGAAATCTTCGATAAGTTTAACTTTAATGTCTGAATCAATAGAACTTGCTTTGAAATCCATTGGTGTAGGTAGATCATGGCCATTATCTTTTAGGTAGTTGATAAACTCATCTGTGAATTCAGTATGATCTACAACCTTAGGCACTTCATCAGAAGCATCACCTAAACATACGTGTTCCATAATCCAATGGTCCATGTGATCATGTTTATTTTCTGGTACAAGCCATTTCTTGGTCAATGAACTGTATTGAAAAACTGTATCATTATCACGTTGAGCCTGAATCATATCTTTATCTGGAGAATGAATGAGTACTTTCTCGTATTTGTTATATTCTCTTGCGAGAACCAACATAATATCGTCGGCTTCTGCCTTAGGTACTTCAATTACTTTCCAAGGAAGATTTGTTTTGATCTGCTCAATCAGACCATCAATTTCAGAGAACACTTCACCAAAATCAATTTCAGATTCTTCACGTCCTTTTTTGCGACTTGCTTTGTAACCAGGGTAAACATCCTTACGCCAATAACCACCAGATGATTTATCTAAACAGATAACAATATCACCAAAGTTAGGTCCGTGTTCTTGTTTAATATTAAACAATTCTTGAAAAATGTAATATTTCGTAAGCCCAATAAAATCATTAGTGATATACTTTCCGTCAACCTTTGTTGGCTTAACATTGGCGACGGAAGTATGAATCATCCTATGAATAATTGAACTGAAATCAATTAGAATCATAGTGATCTCCTAAAAAAAGTATAAGGGAGAACCCCTTATACTAGCCCATTTAGTAGATCATCTAACGAATTGCTTGCAGCAGGTGCCGGTGCAGGTTGAGCTTGTTGAGGTGCAGGTTGAGCAACCTGTGCTACCTGTGCTACTTGGGGTTGAACCGCAGATGGTGCAGGTTGTACCTCAGCAACTTGCGGAGCAGGAGTAGCAGCTTCAGCAGTCAATGGTTGTTGAACTGCCTGAGCGGTAACTTGTTCAACATCACTGAATGTTACCCAGCGCATTTTATCTTGAAGTTGTTCATATGTCATAAACGATTCAGGTTTTAGTAAATCTGAAAGCTTGTGAGAATTTGATTTGATATCTTCAAGGGCAGCTTCAACAGAATCATAGATAGAAGTTACTTCGTTAATAACTTCGGATGAATCGTAGTTGATCTGTCCATTTGCACCACGCTTTGCAACCAAACGGAATGAGTTGCCTTGTAGTGGGTTAAACAATTCCTTAGGTTGAGCACCTAGTGCACGGTCTTGTTCAGATGGATCTACAGCGTTTTGGATTTTATCCTTCATAGCACCAGACATTTCGTAAAGGAAGATTTTACCTTCGTTTTGAGGGTTAGCTGGATCTTTGATTACTTTAATGTTTGCGATGTATTTAATACCACGACCAAATTGTTTAGCACCTTCTTTATCACCAGCATTCCATAGCGCTTGCCATTGTTCTTGGAAAGGACAAGGTTGGCCAATTGAAGATGGTGAAAATTCAGAAACGAAACGCTTCTTACCATTCTTAATGATTGTAGTATTGATTTTGAAAAGTTTTTGGATCATTCCACGTTCCGAGTCAGGAAGGAAACGAATCAGAGCGGCACCGCTGCCGTTTTTGTCTTTAGCAAGCGTATAGAAACGCTCATCTTTTGCGTACCGATTGGATTTCTCAGCGAATGGGTCTACACCTACAGCTTCTTTCATTGCGTCAAAGTTAAATGCGTTTGCGTCGATCATAATAATTCTCCTTTGTATATATCGATCAATTTCGATAGTTTATAGACGATCGCGGTCTTCTTCAAAATTTAGTTTTATATCATTTCGGATAGAGTAATTATAACCAACTAATAGTTAATTTATCAGAAGGTTACAAAATTATTTATATTTTTTTCCAAGATTTAATTGCAGATGGGTCTAATACTAAAAGTGCGTCTAGGTCATTCTGGAAATCACTAGGATCATAATCCAAATATACTATACCAACATAACCTTTCTTTAAAAGAAGTTTTGTTCCTGGCATTTTGAGTAATTCATCTTTAGTCGGATTACTTACAACATCAACAATATAATCATCCAAATCTATATTTGCATTATTAAACAATTGTTTAATTTCTTTATCATCAACATCAGCAATTTTGCCATCAACCGTTGCTGCGTAAATGTAAGCTTCACCTGCATCAGAACTAATGCTTTCCTGCCATGCATTGGCATGTTCAATATCAAGAGCAAACCAAATAGGGCGATTAAGGGATTTAATTCCTTTAGATGATGAAGTATGATAAACTTTTTTAGGTTTCAGTTTACCATTGGTAACATATCTACTTTCGTTTAAAAATTCTTTAAATCCCATTGTAATTTCCTATTAAATAATTGAGGTATTTGGGATTATTTATACTTTTACTGACATTAGAATTTTAAAACCTTCCAATGATTTGTTAAGCATAAGAATACGGTAAGAGTCACGAGCAGAATTATATTTTACCTCAACACTGTAATCAGAACCAGGTAGCATTTTGAAATTATCAACCGGGATTTTGATTTCAAATTCTTTTGATGTATTAGCATTCTTTGTTACTGAATATGTATTTGATTTAGCGTTGAACTTATTAGTGGCGCCAAGGCTTACCTTCATATCACCATCTTGAGATTTGAAAATAACCTCAGATAGATCTTTGAAAACGCCTGTTGCCGACTTGATATTTTTGATATCATCAACGCCTAGATCAAAACTTGCGACAGATGGTACAGCTTCAGTTTTGGTGAACTGTTCTGGGTCTTTATTGTAAGCATCCATAAGAGCAATGTTATCAGTGATATAGCACGATGCACTTGAACCAGAACTTACATTAACTGTGCTGCCTTCAATTTCTACTGAACGATCTTCTGGGAAAAGCTTGAACAGATTAAGAAAATCTGAAAGAGAATCCTTTAGGCCAAGATCAGAAAATTGATCTGAGTCCAATGCAGAGATATCAATGTGAAGCATCATATCTTGTGAATCAGAAACGGCTACTGTTGTTGGGTATTTTAGAATTACCGAATTGGTGATTCCGTTGACTTGTGATAGAACATCAATAACATTTTTATTAAACATATCTTTCCTTTACTATTTGTTTGTTTATGGATTTATTATACCATAGGGTCAATTAAAAATCGGAGGAATTAACCTCCGAGCTCATTATGGGATTAGTTCAGCAAGTTTTGCTTTATTTGATTCAATCTTACTTAGTCTTACGAATAGATCACGAGCTTGTTTCTTATATTCTTCGTACTTTCCGTTTTCATATAGATCTTTTTGACACTGTTCAATAGCATCGTTAAATCCTTGAGTATCTGGGAACTCATATTTCCAACCAAGGTCAATCTCTTTAAAGTTATGAATAACTGGTACGCCGAAACGTAAAAGATCCATCAATAGGACATTCCAACGCTCCCAATCACCAATCACACAGATAGAAGCAGCAAAAGGTTTAGCTTGTTTTAGAATGCCATGAGTAGCTTGACGACCGTACATCTTAATAGGTGTATTTTCGTTTTGCTTAATCATATTATAGTATTCTTCACCTTTTAGTGTTTTGGCCATATATGTTTTAAAGTATTTGAAAATCTCTTCGTTAGTATTGCCATCTGGGTTAACCCAAAGTGGGAATGCATTACCAATTGTAATGTGACGACCTTCTTCTCTGCGAATCCAATTCAGTGCGCCAACGATAGGAACAAAACTGTGCTTCATACGTGATTGAGGATCAAGGTTAATTAGTGCTTTCCTATTTACTTGCTCCAAATCGTATTCATAATTTTGAATATCAACTGGGCCGATTTCGTTATTACTATATTCTTCAATGTAATCATCTTTCTCTAATACCAAAAGCGGCATAACTTTAACAGATTTGAATGTATTAGAAAGTAGATCACGAGTGCCTTTTACGTGGCTTTCAAGAACCCACATTTCATCAAAGTTTTCATCGAAATTATTGTATTGAACTGATAGGTAACCAGATTCATTTGTAATACCAGCAACTAAGCCAGATGGGATGTTATAGAATGATGCATATATGAATTTTGATGTTGGGAATTTATCTCGCAATGCTTCATATAGGCCAGAGCCACCATCAGCAATTGAATTATATGTAAAGCCCATATAGATCAAATAATCAATAGACTCCATTTTTAAAAGTTCTGTTGTAGAGATATATTCAATGCCTAACCACTTTAATGGAGCATTCTTATCTTTCTTAAGACTATCAATATCATCACTATCTTTAATAACGATCTTAACGTTGTGGCCCATTTTCTTAAATGCCGTAGCATATGCCAAGGTAGTTTGGAAAATACCAGCCGAATAAAAATTCTTCATGGTATAGCCAGTAATTATAATATCTTTCATGCCTTTCCTTTATAGATAATATTCTGGGTTTTCTTCTTTTAATCTTTCGACATAGTAGTTAAAATATTTTGAACTTTTATAGTTTGAAATATCTTTGCCGTTAGAAAGATCTCTTAGTAATTTTGCGTACATCACATCAAGTTTAGTATCATACTTAACATAGTTTGACGATTTGTATATGAGATTGGCAGATGGTACTAAATACTCACCGACTTCAATAACTTCAATCGTTACATTTCCGTCGATGATGTATTTAGTTTGCATACCGATGTTATGCCTTAGTTAGACCGAATAGAAAGAATCCGATTGAGTTGTAGTATTCATGTTTAGTTTTTGGAACACGGATAAAACCATCTTCAGTTGATTTGAAAATTGTTGAACCGCCACCGGAAAGACTAATGAAATCACATTTATCTAGGATCTTGCCATATTTTGTTTCAATCAATGCAAGAAGATCTTTTAAATAACCTTTCTTAACTTCATCAACGTATGGACCAAACGGATGTTTCTGACCACGAAGTTTGTAGATACCAGTGTCGATAATTTCCTTAGCCTCATGAAGAGTAATACCACGACCATGTAGTTCTTTAACTTTCTTAGCAACGTGAGTAGCAATTTTCATAACACCTTCACGTTCAATACCTTCGAACAAGTTAGGCGAAGTCTTACCATCAGTTACCAAGAACATATCCAAAGTATTAAAACCGATATCACAGCCTACGAATGATGTAGTACCTGTAAATTCTTGTTGAACTTGTGGGAAGTTATTACCGAACTTATCAATACATAGTTTAGAACCTGCACCCTGTGGTAGAATGTAAACTTCTTCAAAAACGAATCGTTCTTTATTAACTTCAAAATCCATTAGGCCTTCTTTAAAGTGACCTGAATTTTCAATCTGTGCTTTTGAAAGTCCTGATACTACGATATCCGGGCGATCATTTAATTGCTTTAGTGCATGGAACAAAAATAGCGGAGCATAGTACTCAAGATTTTTGTAATCTGTAATATCAATTAAGTTTTCAGATGGGAGATGTAAAGCATGCTCACCCACGTAATAGCTATGATCTTTGAAATCGTAGATGCGTGAATCAGAGACGTATTCGTTTCGTTTAGTAATTCCGATAGTTGAGGTGAACTTAAACTGCTTCTCAACCTGTCCCTCAGAGGTACCAAAGGTAACCTTCACATCGCCAAATCCAATGTCAATACCGAGAATTTTTTTCATATTTTTTCCTATCCTTTATTAGATTGATTTATTATATCAACTATTTATTTAAAATTAAATTGTTTTTTTCTTAATTGTTTAAAATTTCTCTTACGTAACTAATCACAGGGATTACATGTAAGTCGTTTATAAGGTTGGCGGCCATCTCTAATGCTTCTTTATCATATCGTACTCTTTCTAAAGAAATATTATTTTCATCCATTTCTTCTGGTGGTTCGTCAATACCCGGTTGAGGCTCAACTTCACCTTTATCAAGAACTACACTGATTTCCTCCACATCACGTACGATAATATTTGTAATCTTTGCAACCAATCCAATCTTAATGCTTTCAGGTTCAAGCCTTGTTTGTTCCAATGTTGCTGGAATGTTAGATTTTAAAATTGCTTCAATCATATCATCAGTAAATGAATCAATAAATGAGATAATCTTTTCAGCATTAGAAATTGTACTATCATTACCTCTATATGATATCGCCCATGTTTGATTTGTCTCATCAAATAGAACAGTATTTCCGCACATCCTTCCTATCTTAATTGTAAGGATTTCTTGTGTTGAACTAAGTGGTAATGTCTTATCATGGATTAGAATATCTTTCTTATAAACTGGGAGAATCATTGAATCTCTCAATCCATGCAATTCTTTAAGCTTATTTAGTTGGCGTCTAGCGATTTCACCTTCATTAGTATTCTCACAACCAATCCTATATAATTTTTTAGCTTTTAAGATGATTTTATCTAAGTCTGTCATCTTTCCTCTAAATATCTAGGTTTTGTAATTCGTCAGCCACTTTCACAGGTCGATCACGAGTTTCAATAACTGGTTTTTTTACAACCTCATCGGAAATACCACCCCAATCAGCATCAGTATCTAGCAATTGTTCACCA